GAAGCACATCTCAGTCGTATACTACTTCTTGGTCTACAAGCAAAATAACATCAACCTCATTTAGTACTAGTAAATCAACCACTACAACATTTAATACCAGTAAGAGTACAACAACTACTTTTAATACATCAAAATCAACAACAACAACGTTTAATACCAGCAAATCAACAACAAAATCAACTAGTACATCTTGGACTACTAGTAGAAGTACAACTACAACATTTAATACTAGCCAATCAACTGCAACAACGTTTAATACTAGCCAATCAACTACTAAAAGTACAACTACTACTTGGGCAACCTCAAAGAGTACCACCACAACTTGGTCTACAAGTAAATCTACCTCTACTAGCTGGTCAACGAACTCTAGTACCTCTACTTCATGGACAACAAGTTGGACAACAAGTAGATCTACAACAACATCTTGGACTACTAGTAGAAGTACAACAACTACTTTTAATACTAATCAAAGTACTACAACTACTTTTACTACTACTTGGTCAACTAGTAAATCAACAACTACAAGTTGGACTACTAAACAAAATACAACTACAAGTTGGACAACAAACCAATCCACTACAACTTCATTAGGTACTAATTATTCAACAATTACTACATGGACTACATCTTGGGAAACAAGTTGGTCAACAAATACTAGTTGGTCAACAAATACATTTACAGGTACTGGAAAAACAACTCAAAAAACATCTAATGTAGATATAGTAGAAGGATGGTATTCTACCCAAATTATCCGTTATAAAAAAAATACTTCTAAATCTAAATCCAATGGGAAAAATCTTAGAAGAAATTCCTTTAAAAGCAGATGGAGTAAAACTTTAAAAAACTTCTTTAAAGGTAGAAGTATAAGTTAGGTTGGATTATTAAAAAATTATTCATATATTACTAATACTAAAAGTTATAGACTAAATGGAAATGTTCAATAAAAAGGTTCTAGAAGAAAGAATAGGATCCTTAAAAAAAAACACAAATCTTAGAGATTTAGAAGATATTGAAGGATATATTATCCGTAAATGTAAGGAATTAGATATAGAATATAGTTATGATGTTCTAGCTGAAGAAATGCCTTATTTTAAAACCATAGGTTATACAGAACATGCAGGTAATTTTTATCTCCAACCCTTAAACCTTAAACTTAGATTAGAATCTATAACAGATGCATGGCATGATACCGATGATTATTCTATTATAGATTTTGCTACCCATATGGCTAAAAGGGTAAAAGAAAAAACAGCAAATAAATACCAAAATAGAAATCAAGGTTTTAAGCAATTTAAAAAAGTTGATAATCTAGTAGTACTACCTGGTTCAAATAAACTTAAAGGTAATACCTGTCTAAATAAATTAAAATATTTAAAAAATAAATATAAAGATAACTTATATTTTAAACCCCACCCCATTACAACACATGCTGTAGTAGGTGAATTGAAAGATTTATTGGGTGCCGAAAGTATCTTACCTAGAGATATTGATTTATACCATTTTATGAATGTAGCTAAAAAAATATATTCAACCCATTGGAGCGAATCAGTTATAAATGCTATTGCATTGGGCAAACCAGTTGAAGCAGTTGATGTATATAATGATATTCATCAAGCATCGTTTTATGCTATTAATACCCAAGCCTTTGCTCATCAACAACATGGTAAAGAATGGATAAATAAAACATTTTCATCACCCAAATCAGGTATAATCAATCCTTATATTGATAAAGATTGGAAAGATAAAGTAGACAAATACTTTGATTACATCACTGAAAAAAGAGATTACTATAAAATGTGGTTTATAGATGAAAAATTAAAGGATGAATTAAAAGAAAAAAACAAAATTTAATTTATTTCCCAATAAGTTAAAGAAAAGTTCATATTTATAATAAAGATTATAATCATTCTTTTATTTATAAATAAAGACGAATATGCAGATTCACCAGCCGTCGGTAACCGGGTCGTTAGCAGTTACAGGCTCTATAGTAGTTACAGGTTCAACCACAGTTAGTGGTTCCTTATTTAACCCTACTATTGCCGAAAATAACTCATCGGATTTAATAACAGTTAAAGTTGATACCTCTTCAGGGGCTTTTTTCTTTAGTACAGGTAGTTCTACTTCTATTACAGGTTCAGATGTTATAGGCCCATTTGGTCCTAACAGTATAATTTCTGCATCTTATGCTGTTTCTTCTTCTCATGAAATTATTAAAGAAGTATCATCATCTCATGCCGACCAAGCTGACACAGCATCTTTTGTAACTGGTTCAAGTGTTCATGGTCCATTTGGTTCCAATAGTATATTATCTGCATCATTTGCTTTAACAGCATCCTACCTTTCAGGTAGTAGTGATAGTGCATCTTACTCTCTAACATCATCATATGCTTTAACAGCATCTCATTTTGAAGGTATTATTGAAAGCGCATCTTATGCGAGTCAAGCTGACACAGCATCTTTTGTAACTGGTTCAAGTGTTCATGGTCCATTTGGTTCCAATAGTATATTATCTGCATCATTTGCTATATCATCAGCATATTCCCCACCTGATGATGATTGGAAAATTTTTGGATCATATGTTACCTCTTCTAGATCTGCTTGTGTTAAAGGAGATATTGTTGGAGAAGAAAGTTTAATCATAGGTCCAGGTATTGTTGGAAATACGGGGCAATATTCAAGTTTAATAGGAGCTGTTCATTCTAATACTGGTGATTATAGTTTAATAAGTGGTGAAATAAACTGCAATACTCAACGAAGTAGCTTTATACATGGAGCAAATAACTGCATATTTGTAGGAGGCCAAGCTTCTATTATAGGTGGTAAGTATAATCAAATTAGTGGTTCTTCACCTGGTGCTGGGGTTTATGGAGCTATATTAGGTGGTGATTATAACTTATTAGGCCATAATAGATCATTTATTATAGGAACAAATATAACTTCTTCTGCAGATTATACTACATTTGTAGATAATTTTAACATTTCAGGATCATTAACAGATTCAGATGGGAGTATAGGTACACTTGGACAAGTATTATCTTCTGATGGAGTTGGTAAAGTACAATGGACAAGTAGTATAGCATCAGCCTCTTTTGCTACAACATCACTAACAGCATCATTTGCTTTAACCGCTTCCTATTTCTCAGGTAGTATTGAAAGTTCATCTTATGCTATAACCGCTTCACATGCTTTAACCGCTTCCTATTTCTCAGGTAGTATTGAAAGTTCATCTTATGCTATAACCGCTTCACATGCTTTAACCGCTTCATATGCCCCACCAGATACAGATTGGTATCAATTCCCTGGAACCAATCATATTACAGCTTCTGGACAAGTAGATATTTCAGGGTCATCTAATATAAGCAGTTCTTTAACAGTAACAGGTTCTACTGATATAACCGGTTCCCTTTCTATAACTGGTCCTACTATAACAACTGGAAGCTTAACAACAACCCAAGGAGATGTAAATTTTCATGGTTGCTCTGCTACTGCTTTATCTGTAAATATTAATAATAATGTATTTAGAGAAGGTGCTAATGCCCTTAATGGAACATTTGCTCATACCTCTTTTGGAGGAGGTATTAATGATACTATAAAGACCACAGGTCGAACTAATTTCCCTTATCAATATTGTTTAACAGAATGTTATAACGGTATTACTTGGAGTAATTTATCAAATACTAATTATACTGGACGAGCATGGGGAAGAGCAACTGGAACAACTACATCTGCATTACTAAATGGAGGAAGCCGATTTAATAGTAATACTAACCCTGCAACTTGTACTGAAGTTTGGGATGGAAATACTTGGTCAGCAGGTGTAGATACCCCATATGGTGGTGAATTAATGAGTTCTTTTGGAAATAATTCTAATTCAATAAATCTTTTAGGTGGTAACTGTGGTACTACAGTTTATAATTGTAATATAGAATGGAATGGAACCTCTTGGAATGCTTCTACTTCCCTCCCTAAAAGTCTTAGAGGAATGGGTGCTGCCGGAATCCCCTCAGCTGGAGTAGTATTCCAGGGACTAGAATATTACCCACTTGGATATAATACAAATTATATTCATTGGAATGGTGTTAGTTGGAATACAGGGGTTTCAAGACCACAAAGTACTTTTGGTGGTGCTGCTTATGGGGGAACAGAAACTTCAGCCTGGTCGTTTGGAACAAATGGTAATGCATTCTGTACTGCAGTATATGATGGTACTTCTTATTATGAAGATAATTCTTATTATGGATTAAGTGATTGGTGTTATGGGAGTGGAACAGGACCCTCTGGAACAAATGGTTTAGGAATATCGGGAAGACAAGGTAATGGCCTTTCTAAAACTTTTGAATACACATCAGGAGAATCTTCTGCAGTTCATTTTGATAATTCAACTTCCCAATTAGTATTTACAGCAGTTTCTTCAAGTGGACATTATGCTGATGACGCTGCGGCAGCTGCAGGAGGGGTTCCATTAGGTGGAATATATAGAAACGGTAACTTTATAGCAATAAGATTGACATAATATTTATATAAGATATGGCATTAAGATTAACAGGTTCAATAGATTTTCTTACAGGTGCGATTACAACTGATCAGCATGGTGTATATTCAGGATCATTCTCAGGAAGTGGTCATATTACTTCTGCTTCTTATGCTGCAAACTCAGGAGTTTCAACTTCAACCCTAACTGCTTCTTATGTTGCTGGTGCTAATGTAGATGGAACAGTATCAAGTGCCTCCTATGTTGCTGGTGCTAATGTAGATGGAACAGTATCAAGTGCCTCCTATGTTGCTGGTGCTAATGTAGATGGAACAGTATCAAGTGCCTCCTATGTTGCTGGTGCTAATGTAGATGGAACAGTAATAAGTGCTTCTTATGCTCTAACTGCTTCTCATGCCTTAAATGGTGGTGGTGGAGGAGGAGGAGGATTTCCATATACTGGGTCCGCAGAAATAACAGGTAGCTTTGGAGTAACAGGTAGTGCTAGAATTAAAAATGAAGTAACCACAGGAGGATCAGTATTTACAACACCCCAATGGAATGATCCATCTACTAATGCCTCATTCCCTTCGAGCCCATTTGGATATTCATATCAAAATTCGTTTGCGGCCGCAGGTTGTGATATAACTAAAACTTTGGTTGTAGCAGGTATAGATTCAAACTTTAATTATGACCAAACTTCATATACCTATAATGGAAGCAGTTGGAGTACATTATCTTCTCTACCAACAACCTATAATGGTCAAGCCTCTATGACAGGAGATTGTGATGATGCTATTATAGGGTGTGATAATAATAATCTAGGTAATTATCTTAGTTATGATGGATCTACTAATACATGGGCTTTTATAGGTGTCCCTCCTATTTGTTGTGGACAACCTGCATTAGTAGGAAATTGTAATAATGGTGCTTTTCAATATGGGGGGATGGATACTCAAGGTCAATCTTCCAACGAAACATATTGTTGGAATAATAATACTTGGTCTTCATGTACTTTTTTACCATATTCTAACGTTTATAATTTATTTGCTGGTAACCCATCAGATGCTGTTGCTTTAGGTGGGTGTGACTATAACCTAGCCAATTCACAAAATCTTTCATGTCATATTAATTGGAATGGGGTTACTTGGAATACCTGTGTACCCTTTAATTTTCAACGTTTAGATACTCAAAATGGTCCAAGACAAGGTTTAACTGGGTGTACCTCACCCTCTTTATTATATGCTAACCCAGGATTTAATGCTGCATATGATGGAACCACTTGGAGCATTGCACCATCAGGTGGCACAATATTATCCTCAACTTGGCTTAATTCATGTAGTTTATCTCAATTTTGGTTAACAGGTGATAATACTTGTGCTATGGGATTTTGGAACAATTCATATGATATATTTGGAAATCAACAATATGGACTTTTAACTAAATATTGTATTTACACTCCACCAATTACTCCCCCTAGTATATGGTGTACCCCTTCATCTCCTACTCTTAATGATCATGGTACTACTACCTTGAGGATGGAAAATGGTTTAGCAGGATGTAGTAGTGCTGCTTTAGTATATGGGGGTAGAGATACTAATTTTAGTAATGTATCTTCTGCTGAATTTTATAATGGTTCTACATGGTCACCTACATCTAATGGTCCAGCAGACAAAAGGTGTATGATCGGAGGAGGTAGTGCAAATGAATCTATATGGGTAGGTGGTCAAGACTTTAATAATCAATCTGATCATTTTGAATATAATAGTGGAACTTGGAGTGTTTGCGCTTTTACACCCTTTACGTTTGGTACTGAGGCTGACATGGGAGCAGGATCTCAACCTGCTTTTAAAATAGTAGGTTGCCAAGGACATTATGATTGGAATGGATCTAGTTGGTTTTCAAAACTTTTAACCCCACAACAACTTTGTTATCCTGCTGGATTTGGTACCCAAAATGATTTTTTACAAGTAGGGGGACAAGATTCAAATTTTAATTCTACCTCTGATGTATATAAGTGGGATGGTGTAACATGGAATTCATGTAATATTACTCCTTGGAACACAGAGTGTGGTGGTGGAGCGGGTAGTGTTTCTAATGGGTTAATATATAATTATGCTAATAACCCACAAGCCAATAATGTACAACAAAGGGGATTAGCTGCTTTAGCATGGAATGGAAGTACTTGGAGTTCAGACGCCCCATCAAATTTAACAGCAGACATGGGGTATACAAATAATTCAAACTCTGCTTTAACCCCAGATACAGCAATGGTATTTGGAGTAGCAAATTGTATGAATCTACAGGTAGCTGATGAACCACGATGTTCAAACTATTTTACAACTTATACTACTAATGTTAGTGGTGGTGGGGTATCATCAATATGTGATGTAGCCAAATTTGAAGATGGAATGGTAGTATTACCTTTAATACAATCCACTTATAATTTCATCGATGACGCCGCAGCTGCTACAGGAGGCGTTCCTTTAGGAGGGTTATATAGAAATGGTAGTGATATAAAAATAAGATTAACTTAACATATTTATAATAAAATAAATTATTATGGCAATAAAATATTACCTAGTTACAAACACAGGACATGGTTTTATTACTCATGAAGATAATGCTAGTGCTCATATAGCAGGACATCCTGGAAATATTTGGACTACTGAAAATACTACTTGGGCTGCTAGAGTTGGGGCAGTAGAAAAAACCTTTGAAGAAGCACAAACTATAGTTTCTGCCTCTATATCTGGTTCATATAACCCAACAACTGAGAATGTTCCAGAAGATTTAAGAGGTTTACAAAAGACTTATTCTCTCCCTGAAGCATAATTTTGAATCCCCAAAATTAGTTTTTATATTAATAATAAAATAAAGTTATATACATGTCTAAAGAAAAAAATCTTGTCTTAACTGACGATCTAAAACCTATCCTTAGTGTTCTTAAACAAGAAGATGCTCAAGCTATAATTGAGCTAAAAGAGGAAATCACAGATAACTGGACTAAAAAACAAATATTTCGTACTGAAACTGAAATGAGAATTTCAGTACTTAATGATGGAAAACACCCAACTTCCGCATCTAAATATTGGCAGGCAGTTAGAGAAATGTCGGGTATGTTTGATGCTGTAATGGGTTCTTCTTTTGAATTAAGACGTAATGAAGTAGAAAGGCTTAAGCTAGAAAGAAAAATGCAAAAAGCCATAGATAAGGGTGATGATCTTAAACAAAAAGAAATTCAAATTAGTTTAGATCAAAATATATATGGTAGGGCTAATATTGAACAACAAACTAAAGATAGAGTAAGGGAATTAAAGTTATGGTCTCAAATTAAATCCGAATTAGATGATGGTTCATTTGATGCCCAGGATGTTAATTCCCATCAAGCTGAATCCTATAGACTAGCTTTAACCACAAGGGCACAAGCTTTATCACCAAATGCTTCTGAATCCGAGAAAATTAATGCTATAGGCCCATTAAATACTATAGAAAGATTAAGAAGTGAGAATGGAAAGTTATTAAGTTTCTCAGAAGCTAACTTACAACTCCAACAAAAAAACCAACAAAAATAGTTTTTACTCCTAAAATATGGAGTACTTAGTAGCATTCCTTTTATTCTTATTTATATCTGGTGGTTTATACCTAGCAATTGGGTTGAATCAAATATTAGATCGCTATAAATTATTTTTCCAAAAATCATATTGGATTGATTACAATATAATAGAAGCATGCGCCTGGTGGGCTAAAGGAGCAATTATCATACCAGGGTTGATATTTGGAATAGAAATATGGCAATTACACATACTTACGTTAATAACATCATCTATGTTAATATGGGCCAGCATGAAAAAATCTTTACCTACATTAATTGCTTTTAATACAATGTGGATATTGTTATCATCAATTGTTATAATAAGAAATTTAATTTAATATGCATGTATGTATAGTAGGTTCTGGAACTAGTGGTTGGCTTGTAGCTAACCAACTTAAAGAATTAGATGTAATATCTAAAGTCACAGTTATAGGTTCTCCTAAGATACCTCATATTGGAGTAGGTGAATCAACAACTTTAAGTTTACCTAATAGTCATTCTACTTTTAATGCCGATTTAAAAGATTTTATTACTAAATCTCATGCCGCTGTTAAGTATGGAGTATATTACCAAAATTGGAGTAAAAGGGATTGGATTCATTTTTTTAAAAGTAAACTTCCATTTGAAAGAACAAACCCTAAATTAAATGCTAGATTATACCTTAACTTATTAGGTAATAAATCTAAAGATACATTTATACATGATGTTTATGGTAAACATATTTGGAGAGAAGTTGTAGGTAAAAACAACGTATTCCCTAATAATAGAGGTATTGACGAGGGTAATGAAGAATATCCTCATAGTTATCATTTTGATGCCGGAAAATATATAGAATATTTAAAAGGAATTGCTTTAAAAAGTTTTAAAATTCATTTTATACCTCAAACAGTAGAAAATGTAGAATTTAAGGGCGAAGAAATTTTAAGTTTAAATTTAGATAATAATTTAAAAATAACAGCTGATTATTATATTAATACCACAGGTCAAAGATTAAATAGTAAAAATATATTTAATGAAACATATGAACCCATAGGTGATGTTTTACTTACTAATAAAGCAGTAGTATATCCCTTAGAATATAAAAATAAGCATAAAGAATTCCATCCCTATACTATTGCTAAGACTATGAAACATGGGTGGAGATGGATTACACCTACATGGGAAAGAATAGGCACAGGTTATACATTTTCAGATAACCATATTAGTGTAGATGAAGCAGTTGATGAATTTATTACAGACATAGGTGATAGAACAATTGAACCTATAGTTGTAGATTTTACTCCTAGAATAAGTAAAAAAGCATTTAAAATAAATCATTGTTCTATTGGGATGGCTAATGGGTTTTTAGAACCATTAGATGCCCCTGGGTTAGCGTTAACTAATTTATTAACAACTCATATATCGAAACTTTTAACCCATTATGGAAAAGATTTTAAATCCAACCCTTTATGGTTAGAAAATTTAGATCATTTTAATACCCAAGTAAGAGGAAGTTATGATTTTTGGGTTACTTTTATTTTAAATCAATATAAATCTTGTTATAGAGAAGATACTGATTTTTGGAAAGATCAAAAAAATGCAAAATGGGATAAATTGGATTTAGCTATAAGTGACCTAAACGCTTACTGTGATATACATAAAAATGATTTTGATGTTTTAATGCTAGCACAGACCTTAGCATCTAGGGATATCCAATTTAATAATCCTGTCCCTAATCATTTAACTCCTCTAGACTACCCTTTACCAGAATCACTCCCAGTTACTAAACATCATTTGGAATGGATAGAAAGTTTTCATACATTATAAATTATGAGCAATACACCTAACTTTAACCTATTAGAACTATTTCCTACTCCTGTTTTTGCAACTCAACTCCCCCAAGAACATGGAAGTGTAGTAGAATGGTTTTATACTCAAGAAATGATTAGTACTACTAGCCCCAATAGTGTAGATATAGCTAATTATGGAGACAGATCAACTAGTTCTTACATTTTAGATGAACCTGAATGTAAAGGTTTAAAAGGATTACTTTTGGGACTAACAAAAACTTTTGGTGATTATTTAGGTTATGACTATGATGAATATAAATTTGGTCAATCCTGGTTATCATATAAACACCCAGGCCAACATCATCAACAACATGCTCACCCAAATAGCCTAATTTCAGGAGTATTTTATTTTGGTCAACCCGAAGAAAATACCCCTGCTATTAAATTCCACAAAATGTCAGGTGGTTTAAATTCTAGTATTATACTCCCTAAAATGAAAGAAGATTTACGTGAAATTAAATATGCTTCTGAGAGTTTTTCTGTAAATTTCACCCCTGGTTTATTATTATTATTTCCATCTCATTTACATCATTCTGTCCCTCTAAATAAAACCCAAACAACTCGTTGTAGTTTAGCATTTAATTGTGTTCCTACTATAGGGTTTGGAGATGAAAAAACTTTAACTGAACTTAAATTCTAAACATGGCAAAAGGATATTCATATCAACCTAAAAACCTTGATGCTACAAAAGAAGTACCATCTGAAAAACCAATTGTAGATCAAAAAGACAAATATTTTATATGGCATATCCAAGGAGGATTAGGTAAAAATGTTGCTGGTACTGCCTTATTAAAAGATCTAAGAGATAAATACTCAGATAGAAAATTTATAATGGTTACTTCTTGGCCAGAAATTTACCTAAATAATCCTAATATTGACAGAATATACCATTTAGGGCATACTCCTTATTTTTATGAAGATTATGTGGAAGGAAAAGATACAATTATTTCTAGACATGAACCATATAACCAAACTGCTCATATAACTAAAAAACAACATTTAATCCATAATTGGTGTGATTTAATGGATATAGAGTATAAAAACCAACAACCCATAATTAACCCTAACTACCCCCAAAACATGCTATTAGGTATGTGGGAAAGACCTAAACCTATAATGGTAATCCAAACAGGTGGGGGACCAATGCAAGGACAAAAGTTTTCATATTCTTGGACTAGAGATATGCCTATAGAAATAGCTCAAGCTATTATAAACAAATATTACCAACAATACCATATTATTCAGGTGACTAGACCTGATGGTTATAAATTAGATAATGTTGAACGTTTAGACAAATCAATGAGTAATATGGAGTTATTTTCTTTATTAGCCAAATCTGAAAAACGAGTTTTAATTGATTCTTGTCTACAACATGCAGCAGCTGCTTTCCAATTAAAATCAACAGTATTATGGATAGGCACATCTTCTAAAGTATTTGGTTATGGAGGTCATACTAACATTTCAGCATCACTACCCAAAAGAGCATCCCAACTTGTTAGTTCTTATCTATTTGATTATCAATTTGAAAATAATTTACATGAATGTCCCTATATGAGTATAGGACAAATGTTTGATATTAATACTGTTTTAGACAATATTTAAATATTTATACTTAAACACTTAAAATGAGTTGGAAATATAAAAGCCACGAAATAAGTGACATATCTCAATTCCCAAACAATACCTTCGGTTTTGTTTATATCAACAAACACATACCATCTGGAAAATCCTATATTGGAAAAAAAGTATTATTCCATAATAAGAAACAGAAGTTAGGGAAAAAAGAATTAGCTAAACTACAAGGTGTAGTTGGTCGTCGCCCATCATATAAATTAGTAGTTAAAGAATCAGATTGGCTAAACTATTATGGTTCACAAGCTGAAATAAAATCATTGCTTTTAGAGGGTAAAAAAGATGAGTTTGAAAGAACCATCCTAAAAATGTGCCCAAACAAAAAATCTATGACATATTTCGAGGTGAAATATCAGATGATATATCAAGTATTAGAAAAACCAGATGAATTTTACAACGACAATATCTTAGGTAAATTTTATACTAGGGATTTTGCAGAAACTGAATTTGAAGACTTTTTGGAGTTAGGTAAATAAAGTTGTATATTACCGTTCATGGTAAATCAATTATTAGTCAACTTAGTTAATTCCGTACTTGGACCAGGTAAGGCAACTGCTAGAAACAATTATGCTTATAGTTGTCCTTTTTGTCATCACCATAAACCCAAATTAGAGGTTAACTTAACAGAAAACCGAGAAGGTAAAAACCCTTGGCACTGTTGGGCATGTGATGCTCGAGGTACTACCATATATAATTTATTTAAACAACTTAAAGCAGAAGCCCAAAAATTCACAGAATTAAGCTCTTTAGTTAAAACTTCTAAATCAATAAAAGAAACTAAAGTAGAATATAGCGTTGCATTACCCGATGAATATGTATCTCTATCTAACGTTAGATCAAGCGATATAGCTGCTAGACACGCGATGGCATACCTAAAGCGTAGAAATATTAGTAAATACGATATTCTAAAATATAATATAGGCTATTGTAAATCTGGTAGATATGCAAATATGGTTATATTACCAACTTACAATGTAGATGGAAGTTTAAATTACTTTACAGGTCGTTCATTTGAGAAAGAACCTTATGTAAAATATCGCAATCCAGAAGCATCTAGAGATATAGTTCCAAACGAACACTTGATTAATTGGAATATTCCCATTATATTATGCGAAGGTATGTTTGATGCAATTGCTATTAAACGAAATGCTATACCACTATTAGGAAAAAATATACAAAGTAGCTTAATGAAAAAAATAGTTACATCAGTAGTAGATAAAATTTACATTGCATTAGATAAGGATGCAATTAAGCAAGCTTTACGTTTTTGCGAAATGTTAATGGCAGAAGGTAAAGAAGTCTATCTTGTAGATTTACAAGATAAAGACCCGAGTGAAATGGGCTTTGTTAATTTCACTAAACTAATACAAAATACTTTCCCCTTAACCTATTCAGGTTTAATGGAAAGAAAATTATTCTTATGATCAAAAAATCATATAACCGTATCCTAGAGATATCAGACGACCACAAACAAATAACCCTACCAGATTCACGTTATTACAGACGTAATGGGGAATTTTATCCTTCTATCACTTATGTATTACAAGCATACCCTAAAGGTAAATATTTTGAAGATTGGCTTAAAAAAGTAGGATATAGTGCTGAATGGATTGTTAAAAAAGCAGCAGAAGAAGGTACGGAAGTACATGAAATGATTGAAGAATACTTTGAAGGTAAAGAATTAAAGTATTTAAATGAAAATGGTCATCCTAGAATGGCACCTCATGTTTGGCAAATGTTCTTACGTTTTGTTGATTTTTGGGAAACATATAAACCAACATTAGTTGAAACAGAAGTATCACTATTTTCAGATGTACTACAAGTTGCGGGTACTTGTGATTTAGTATGTGAAATCGAAATAGAGGGCAAAATGGAACGCTGGGTAATTGACTTCAAAACCAGTAACCATCTCCAAACCACTTATGATTTACAAGGTGCAGTTTATGCTCAGTGTTATGAGGAATGTTATGGTATGAAAGTAGATAGAGTAGGTGTATTATGGTTAAAATCTAAATCTAGAGGTGAAGATAAATCTGGTAAACGTCTAAAAGGTAAAAATTGGGAAATATATGAATCACCTCGTACCCAAGAAGAAAACCTAGAAATATTCAACTCAGTTAAAAAGTTATTTGATCTAGAAAACCCTAAACACAAACCCGCTACTACTTCATTTCAAACAACAATTAAAAGAACTGTATGATCCTAGGTGCAGATAGCGTTTATGTCATTAATTTAAAACGACATAAAGTTAGAAGAAAGAGGGTTGAAAGTATGTTTAATAGGCTTAATTTGTCTAATATAAACTACATAGAAGGATTTGATAAAATAGAATTTGGTAGTGATCCTCATAGTATGTCAAAACCTTATTTTGATAAACATTTTTGGGATCCAAATGGGTACCTTACTTTAGGAATATTAGGTTGTGCTTTATCACATAGAAAAGCATATAAATCATTTCTAGATTCAGGTGATGGGGTTGGTTTATTTTTAGAAGATGATATAAAAAATACCCAATTTATACATCAATTAGACTTTACTAAACTAAGGGAAGAATTAAATAGTATTGAAAATTGGGGTGTAGCAATTTATGGTAGATATGAAAAAGATATTTTAAGAGGAAAACCTATTACAGACCATTTTTATCAATCCATTCCACTTAAAGAACAATATTCAGGGCATGCTTACCTTTTAAATAGAAAAAGTGCTCAATGGTTTTATGATAATACTGAAAAAATTAAGTATGCCGCTGATATAAGATTAGAAATAAGCCCATTTAATGTTATTACTTTAGATCAATCTATATTTGTTCAAAGAAAAGTAGATTGGGAAAAATATGCTACACAAATTAATAACTGCAAGGACAATAGATATGACCATCTAAAAGAATTTAATAGCACTACTATGGCTGAAGCTTTTAATAAAGAACACCACAAATCGTATAAGGGAGAAAATGTATTAATTTCTAAATATACACCAGCAATAAATTATAAAAAACAATCTGTTTATATTGGAAATCGTTTTGTAAATGGATTTAGTATTGAAATGGGGGATACAAATAAAGTATTTAATTCTAAAAGGTAATCGCATAAAAGTTTGGCTACCTAAAGATTCATTCGTATATTTACCCTGTATTAATAATTAAAAAATAAAGGTTATGCGTAAAACAATTGCTTCTCAAAACACACTTGAAAAAATTATTTATCAATTACTTGACAAAAATCAAATCACACCTGAAACTTGTGATGACTTGATTACTGCTGTTAAAAACACACCAAGTGAAAATATTTATTAATATTTATAATAAACTATTTTTATGATTTACTTAACCCAACTTTTAAAAGAAGCAAAAGGTGAGCCAAAAGCTATCATCTTGGCTGGCGCCCCTGGAGCAGGCAAAGGATACGTATTAAAAGGATTAGATTTAGGTGGTTTAAAAATGATGAATATTGATAATATTTTCATTGACAAACTTAAACAAGCAAACGTAACATTAGATCTAAAAAACGCTACACCTGAAGAAAGAAGCGAGCAAGCCAAAGCAATGGCGGCTGCAAATAAAGAATTTAAAGGTGAATTACAAAATGTAATAGCAGGTAAGGAATCATTTGTATTAGATGGCACAGCTGCATCTGTAAAGCAAACCACAGAATTAAATAACCAGTTAAAAGAAGCAGGATATGAAGT